GAGTATGGGAGTTATAGGGAATATGGGATAAGCGCGTTAGCGCATATGAGATTAAGTGAAATAACTTTCGTTATGTTTAACCAACTTGACATATCATATTATCTTATCTCATTTATTTTTGTAGAATGTTCGTTAACTCACTCAGGAACATACTGAACAGATGTACACTGTACACATATTCACCTGTACGTTTGTTCCACTGAACAGATGTTCTACCCCCACCCCCCCCAATCCTTGATTTCACCCTACTCAATAGTACCCCTCAGAAATTCGCGACAAATTTTTTGGGCTTCATACATTGCGTTTCATATGTTGTTGTGGTATTGTTAATTATAACAACAATGATACAGGAGGGAGAATGGGAAGGTGGAAGAAGCCGATACCCAGGTATGGAGCGGAGTTGCCTAGTTGGAAGGGTGGTAGTATAGTTATGGCTATATTGTACCGTGATGGAGTAGAGGTGGCTAAGGCACACGTAGGTAAAGGTAACCGAGGTGGTGTGTGGGTTGGTGAGAGTTTTATGAAGTTTCGTCAGCCAGACAGGGATCATAGTGGCAGGGAGAGGATGGAGTTACGGTATCTTGGTACTTGTGCTAACGAGGATTATGGTTCTGGTAGTACGTATGATTGTGGACAGAGAGGTCTTCATATTAACTACAAGGAGGATAGGAAGCGTTATCCTTTGAAGGTGTTTGTTCCCTTCGACCAGGATCAATTTTTAAGTAATGGTGGTGTTGGTTTTTCTGATGATGATACTGAGGATTTAGAATGACTACGATAGGTTCGTTGTTTAGTGGCATTGGTGGCTTCGAGCTAGGTCTTGAGAGGGCTATACCTGGTGGACGGACATGCTGGCAGGTAGAGCAGGATGGTTTCTGTCAGGGTGTATTGAAGAGGCACTGGCCTGACGCAGAGTTGTTTGATGATGTGAGGGATGTTGGTAGTCACAACCTTACTGCAGTTGATTTGATATGCGGAGGTTTTCCGTGTCAGGATATTAGTGTTGCTGGTGATGGTGGAGGGTTGAATGGGAAAAGGTCTGGTCTTTGGTGGGAGATGCACAGAGTTATTAGCGAGATACGACCGCAAGTCGTCGTCCTGGAGAACGTGGCAGCTCTCGTTGTTCGAGGGTTACGAGAGGTACTTGGGGGGCTTGCCGAGATCGGGTATGATGCGGAATGGACAACTCTATCCGCTGCTCAATTTGGAGCACCCCATCTTAGGAACAGGATGTTCATTGTTGCCTACCCCATGCGTTTCGGGGCACTACAGCAACAAGAGTCAGAGCGACGGTGCTACTCTGCGGCTAAGCCTGCACGGGCTTGCCAGGGAAAAGAAGTCACATACTGGGAAGCTAATGAGGCTCCGTCCTTCGTATGTGGAGTGGATGATGGGATTTCCAAGTGGATGGATAGGCACAGAGCACTCGGAAATGCAATCGTCCCACAGTGTGCAGAGTACGTCGGAAGACGGATAGTGGAGGCTGGGCTATGCTCTTGATTAGCGGTGACAGGAAAATCCTGATGAAGAAGAACAGGATGAAGGTGACAAGGAATGGTAGGGTGTACAAGTCTACCGAGACTAAGCACTTTGAAGCCTATATGCGTGACCTTGCTGCTGTTGCCTGTGCTGAACAGAACTGGGAATGCACGGACATGGATGTCAACTTTAGTGTCTTTGTATGCTTCGGTGACAAGAGAAGACGTGACCTGCAAAATTGCTTTGCCTCTGTGTGCGATGCGCTCGAAGGTATAGTGTACAACAATGATAGCCAGATCAAGCATATCTCTGGAAGCAAGATGTATATGAAAGGTGTCTGGGGCTTTAGGATACATGTGGACATATGCTAGATAAACTACCGAAGAAGATGAGGATAGAACTGGAACCGATTATGCGTGACCCAGTAAAGTTCATACAGCTCCTGAGAATACAGGACAAGTATTCTGGGAAACTGGTGCAGTTCATTCCCAATGACGAACAGATACAGCTGCTTAAGAAACTGAAAAAGCACAAGAAGGTGATTATCCTCAAGCCAAGGCAGATTGGTATAAGCACGGTGCTGCGGGCGTATGCGCTGTGGCGTACTTACCAGACACCTGACCCGCTGAAGTTCGGTGTCATTTCGTTTCACGAGCGTTCTGCAAAACATCTGAGGAAGATGGATTCAAGAATGCACAACTCGCTGCCAAACATTCTGAGGAAGAATGTGTCGATAGACAACGCCACCACCATGGAGTTTGCCGACACTGGAGCACAGCTAAGTTCATTTACCGCTGGGTCTAAGGGTGGAACAAGATCGTTTACCCTGTCCAGTGTTCACCTATCGGAGTTTGCATTCTATGACGACGCGAACGAAATGCTGGCACAGGTTGTCGCGACAATCGGAGAAGGTCAGATACTTATTGAAAGCACTCCCAATAAGCCTGGGGATGTCTTCCACCGTCTTATTATGGGTGCTCCTGAGAACGGCTGGCACCTCATATCGTACTGGTGGCACGACCACGAAAAGTACAGGACATCAGCACCGGAAGACTTCGAGCCGACAGAGGATGAGAAGCATCTTATCAAGATGTACGGGTGCGACTACGACCAGCTCAACTGGAGAAGGACGCAGATTGCAACAATCGGGCTGGAGAAGTTCAAGAGGGAATACCCAGGATGCCTCGATGATGCCTTTCACTTTGCTGCCTCAACGTACTTCACGCAGGACGAGATAAGGGAAATAGAGGAGATACACTTTGATGGAGAGGAAAGACTGTACGAAGAGCCAAGGGATGACGATGTCTATGCAATGGGCGTCGATGTTGCTGCTGGTGTTGGTGGTGACTATTCTGCTATATCCATTATTTCTATGGCTACATTTCAGCCTGTCTATCATTACCGTAACAATGCCATAAGTCCCTCCGCCTTTGCCGATGTTGTTCTGAGGATTGCACAGTGGTTCAATGATGCCCGTGTGCTGTGCGAAAGCAATAACCACGGACATGTCGTGCTCTACAGGATGAGACACATGGGCTACAAGAACCTCTGGATGTCCCATGACATGAAAGACTGGACTACCACCACCAAGTCAAAACTAGATGCCTATGAAACACTGCGAGAATATATCAGCCAGGGCATGATAATGAAGATGGATGCACAGGTTCTGTCGGAGCTAAGATCGCTCGTTGTAACTAGGGTAACACCAGAAGCACCGAAAGGGATGAACGATGACCTCGCAATGTCAATGGCTCTGGCTTACCGATGCCTGCGGGATATACCAAGAAGGAAACTAACTTTGGCTAGACGCAACCTGATGGATGTGCTAATATCCGAAAAGAGAGCGACCAGGATTAAAGAACAACCTATTCCATGGAAGAAGACCACATGAAGCCACGTACCGTTCAGGCATACTACTCGCAGCATGAAACCTACTGGGACGAAAAGCGCGTCGAAATGAGACAGCTCCGTTCTGCATACATGACCAGATACTGGGACAAGGAAGCTAATGCTCCGCAACAGGTGGTCATTGAAACCTCCCGTGGATACGAGTTCATAGAGGGATACATTGCCTCCCTGTTTGCCCGTTCACCTTCCGTTGTTGTGAAAGGGGATGTGAGAGGAAAGGGTGACCCCAAAGTAGTACAGGCTCTGTGCAATAACTTCCTCGATGGTATACGAGCACAGATGGAGGACGCATCAAGACTAGGTCTGATATATCCATGCTCCTTCCTCAAGCTAATACCGAACCGTCACCCAGACCCATTCAAGAGGGTTAGTGTCTGCTCGATTGCACCCTGGGATGTCATTGTCGATACCGACGCAAACTCCTGGAAGGATAGCAAGTACGTGGGACACAGGTACTACCTGACCGTCAAGGAAGCCAGGGAAAAGTATGGCGCAAAGAAATATAGCGGACATCCACTGATAAGGTACCTCGACCGACCCACTGGCGACCAGGGATACAACGACAGGGATGACGAGGACATGTCTCCAGAGTTTCAGTATGTAGAGCTGGTAGAGTTCTATGACCTTATCGAAGATAGAATGTATGTATGGTCACCAGACTTTAGCAATGGGAAAAGATATCTGTATGATGGTGTGGAGATACCAGAAGGCGAAGAAGGGGAGGAAGATGTCAAGTATG